CCTCTTGACATTGCATTGCCAGCAGTTGTTAACATGATTTGATACATTTTAGAATACCAACCTGTGCCAGTGATTCCTTTGTATTCGTCTATTTGTTTTTTATTTACGAAAGGACAATCGCGATAAGATGTCCATGTAAAATTAGTATTGTTCAATTCATTTCTTTTTCTTTCAAGCAAAGCTTTTTGTATTGCTGGTGGAAATCTATCGAACATTGTTTGATTAGGTTTGACGTAAGGATGTTTATTCATGAGTGTTTCAGGATTCATTATTTCACCAGCATGTGAAAATATAAAATTAAAACTATTCTTATATTTAGCTGGTACATAATACATACGACTTAAATCTTTTGTTTGAGCATCAGCAATATCACCAATCTCTTTATTTAATGCATACCAAAAATGTTTGATATCATCTTTCATTACAGCTTGTGTTAGTGGAAACACTAATCTAAATTTGGGATTCTCGACTGTTGATGATGCAGTTGAATAACAGACATATCGATATTGAGAGTATTTCTCTTCGATGTCATGCATCTTACCGTCAAAGTCATCTATATCAAGAATCCCAAAGCTGCCCCATGCTGTGACGTTGTCATTAGCCCTTGTTGTATCGGGGATATATACTGCAGGACTTATGAGTGGAGCATCTTTTTTTGTTGGATATTTAGTTGATTCAGATAGCTTATATAGAATAGCCTCGAACTCGTCGAAGCTTGTATAATCCATACGCTTATCCGTTTTGTTATCGTATATGCTATCAAATATCGTTAAACTTACCATGATTTCCTTCGTGTGAAGGAGCCTCCCAACCTTCTGGTTTTATTAAGTCTGGCAATCCTAGTGGATTTGGTCTTGATTCTTTTACACCTACTTCTTTTGATAGGTTTGCTTTAAGTACTTCATCCCACGCTTTGTATGGGTCAATACCAAATGCATCAAGAGTACCAATAGCAACAACACATATATCAATAAGACCATCGACAATTTCTTCTGGGTCATTATGTGTAAGAGCTGCTTCTGTTTCCATTAGTTCTTCTCTTATAAACTTAACTCTAAATTCAAGATACTTACGTAGCTTTTCAGCATCTTCTTTATTATTATGCATCCATGACTTTACGCCATATTTGTATTGCATATCGGATATATCTTTTACCCAGTCTTTGCTCATGTAATAATTCCTGATTTTGCTGTTACGATTCCACTATCCATTTGTCTTACCTGGTCGACTAATTTATCAACTGGTTCTACAATAAAGACAACAAACTTTCTATCAATTACGATACCGTCTTTTGCTTTTGTATAGGCCATGAATGGCATGAATCCTATTTTACCTTCACCGGCAGGAATAAGTGAATAACCGTTTTCAATAACGATATCATTTTCGTTTTCTTTTACCTTACCGATAACTTCCTCACCTGAGGACAATCTAACTAATTTCATATTTTTCTCCATAGTTGTATATATTATACCACATTTTTAAGTAAATGTACACTGTTTTATCCAAAAAAATCCTCGAGGCTTGCGACTTCTTTCGATGTCCAACCCACTGCGTCGAGTATTGGCTCGATTGGGTCAAGGAATGTTTTTTGAAACTGTAGCTCATGGTCAATGTATTTGCGTAAGCCAAACTCTTCTGGAAGATAATCTGGAAAAGCAATAACATTTTCATGAATTGAATTTGGTTGACGAAGATATAAGAACTTAATCTTTTCGCCATTGTTAATTGGTTCGTATTTCTTTTTAAGTTGCATGTCTTCAATTAGTTTATTATATAGAATAGAACCACGAACATGAATTGGTGTACCTTTTTTATAAAGCGAATTTCTATCTTGCCATTTACGAACTTGTGTTACACCTCTTGGAAAAGCAATTTGGTCTGGGTCAAGAGTTTTAAAATAACCTTTAAACTTTTCGATTGCTTCCTGTACTGTTTTTTCATCTTCTTTCATTATGACTTTAAACATTTTTTTAAGAGCATCTCGACATGGTTCTGGTGTAGAAGATTTGATTGCTTCAATACCCATAATCTTTAATTTAGGTTCAGCATATCTTACACCTTCGTTATCATGAACATTCATAATATATCTTTTCTTTGCAGTCCAAAGAGCACGGTCAGCAATTGCTTCACGTTTCATTACCATACGATTATCTACACCGCCAAGTATATCATATAGTTGACTATAAGACTTTTCAAGTTCTGCTTCTAATGCATCATTACAAACTTTATCTAGAAAGTCAATTGTATTTTCAGGTTTAAACTTTTGTACAAAATCATCTAAGCATACATACAACGAGTCGGTGTCGATTGCAATAACAAAGTCTTTCCACTTTGGAGTTTTAAGCACTCGATTAAGATAGGCGTTAAGTGAATACTCGGCCCATCGAATTGTAAGTTGTCCTGTGAGGGTAATTGCTTCTGCGATTCTTTGGTCGAAGAATCTAAAATAGCGATTACCAAGAGCACCATACAAACTGTTAAGAAGAATCTTAATAGCCATTTGTCTATTCTCGGCAATTGCGATATCTCTTTCAATACGATACATTTCTTGTTTGTCATTTTTATCTACCTTCTGCAATTCTTTTTGTGCAGTAATCATTTCTTGTTTTATGCCAACACGTTCTTTATACATCTCATCAATAATGAATGGAATAATACCAGGCTTATCAGTTCGAAAATACTGCCCGTTCGCGGCAAGAGCTTTGCCACGATTATCAGGTCTTACGGATTTAGTTAGAACATTTTCGATATCGAATTGTGTAATCTCACCTTCTGATATTGTTTCAGGCGACATATTATATTGCATAATAATAGAAGGATAAAGAGAGTTTAAGTCGAATGATACGACATTATTATGTATTCCTACATGTGGTTCTTTTACAAAGCCACCTGGATAGTTTGTTTTTACTTTATCTTCTACAAAAGGAACTACAATATTGTTTGCATATAGTCTACGATATATGATTGTGTCCCATATCATTGTAGTACCAAATGTGTCATTATAGTTTACACCACCTTTATAAGCCATTGTCATACATAGAGTAATCAAACCGAGTTTGTCTTCAATACGGTCAACCAACTCTACGTCTTTAATATTATAATCAATAAACTTTTGGTGATTGTGTTTATATAGTGTATGTAGGTTTGAATACTCTTCATAGGATAGTTTCTTTTCTCCTAATACAACATGTGCAATATGGTCAAGTTTATATGATTCTTGTGGACCATAAGAGTAACCAAACTTTTTAAATAGGTCAAGGTAATCAAGTTGTGATATACCTTTGAGTTCGTATGCTGTTTGAGTTCTACCCATCTTAGTAATTTCTTGTCTATCAACTAATCCCCACGGACTGAGTCTTTTTACATAGGTTTCACCAAGCATACGATTAATACGATTTACTAGATATGGAATATCAAAGAATCTTGAGTTCCAACCAGTGACAACATCTGGACTGTGTTGTTGAGAAGACCAATGTGTAATGAAGTTTATAAGTAAATCATCTTCACGGTCAAACTTACGGTATATTACCATGTGGTCTTTCATAAGAGATTTTTCAGAATCATAATCACCTAAACCCCATACGTAATAAGTTCCACCAATATTGCTTTTCATACAAATTGCTGTAATCTTATGGTCTGCTTTTTCTGGCTCTGGAAATCCATCATCTGATGCAACCTCAATATCGATTGTACATACATTGATTTTATTTCGATTGAATTCAATATCACCAGGATAGTAATCGTTTATAAATGCTGGAATGTATTTTGTATTGCCATAAATCTTTTTGCCTGATACGCCTTTGTTTGCATTTACGTATTCATTGGCAGCTCTCATCGATTCAAATCTTTTACCAGCATTTGCTACACCAACGGGTGCACTATCAAGTGCTTTCCATTTTGTTGGAAGATTCGTTGATGTAAAAAGTATTGGTTCGTACTTGATTCGTTTTTCGATACGTCTTCCGTGGTCATATCCTCTGAGTAGAATTTGATTGCCGTAACGAGAAACGTTAGTGTAGAATTGTAACATAATGTATA